AAGTGTTGCATTAGCTCTCTCTAAAATAGAAACAAAATCCATCCAACTATCTTTTCGTGTAATAGAACCACGAATAATAGCAACGGTCATAGCGCCAACTTCAAAACCTTTTTTGTCGTCTTTGTTATGAAATCTACGAACACCGTCTTCAAAGGTAGTATAACCACCTGTTAATTTAAATAGATAAAACGGATAGTTTAATTTTTTACATTCTTCTTGAAGTCTATCAGCAGTATGAAATTCTTTTGCATTATCTGGCTCATCTGTAATAATGAGCAAACGCAAAAATTTTTTACTGCCTGTAGCTTCTTCTAAGTAATTTTTAAACGGTTGAACCTGCATTTACACTATCTTCTGGTTTTTTGCCTATATTATATTTAGCAACTAAGTTCCACTCATTCTTTTCTTTAAATGGTAAAACTTTAATTTGACTTAATGGCGCTTTGTTTTCTACTAATGCTGTATTAACAACATCAATTAAATTCCAGTCTTGTAGTAATAATGCTATTGTGTTTCTTCTTTGAATATCATTCTCAGTTAAGGTAGAGTTCTTACCATCTAAAGCAAACAATTCTTTAAAATGTGTTATGTAATATTTACCTTGTTTGTGTAAGATATGACAACTCTGAAATAGTGTTTTGTCTTTTCTACTAGCAACACCAATTCGAGTCAATGTCTCTCTGACTTTTAAGAAATCATCTGGTTGCTTAATAGTGACTTCTAACATATCACTTGGCGACCAATTTATAGTAACTTCACTCATTTTTTTCTCCCACCTTTTATCAGGCCAATTTTTATTTTTTCAATTTGGTCATCTGAAAGTAGGTTAAGAGCTTCTTTTGCCTTTTGATTACTATAACCATAATACTCTTTTATTACTTCAAGGTCTTTAACTTTCTTTTGCGAAAGCCACTTCCCACCAAATCGCTTTTTCTTTCTGATACTATTTATAAAATAGTGAAATTGCATACGCTTTGGTAGAAAATGTAAACCATTCATCTCGTTACTATGCATAATTGTATCATAGAACATAGACAAACATCTGTTAATAATAAATGTAGGATACTTTTTCTCCCACATTATATCCTCTGTGTCTAACAATGGTTCTTTGGTTTCATTGATAGCCTTTAAATAATCCTTTAACTCGTACATTATTTAAACTTACAATTAGCCATGATTTCAGTTAAACACGCAACCATATTAATCTCTTGGTCTGCCACAAAAGCAGACTTATACTGATAACCAGCAATGATTAATATTGATTGAGGTATAGAAGATGAATCTAAAGCAGAATACATCAACTCGTAAATAGTGGTAAACAATGATGATGGTTCTTTATCAAGATTGTTAATAACCCATTTACGCATGTCATTAAATCTTTTTTCTTTTAAGACTTTGACAAGTTCTTTTGTATTTGCCTCAGATAAACTAAACAAAATACCACTATCAATCTTACCTCTAACAGAATATCTTTGTAGTTCATTGATAGTCCGTCTGAAATCAGGATAGTATTTTTGTATTAGTTCAGCTAATACTTTGTTATCATATTCAACTTGTTCATCATCAAGGACTTTGCCTAGCCTTTTTAATAATGCCTGTGCTGTCTTTACTTTTTGACCGTTCTTAATAGCAAAGTCAATGACGGTACATCTACTGTGAAGAGCAGGTAAAATCTTGTTCTTGTAATTACAAGTAAAGATAAATCTACAATTTTTGTAAAATGTTTCAATGAAGTTTCTTAAAGCAGGTTGTACTGATTCGGCATTCATATAGTCTGCCTCATCAACAATCACCACTTTATGATTTGATTGTTCAGTTAATGATACAGTTGAAGCAAAGTTTTTAATCTTGTTTCTTAATGTATCAATCTGACGGCCTTCATCTGAACCGTTGATAATGATATAATCTGCACCAAGTTCCTCACATAAAGCACGAGCAACTGTGGTCTTACCAGTACCTTGTGTACCGGATAATAACAGATTAGGTATTTCTTTTTGTTTTAGAAATTCAGCAAATGTTTTCTTAATATCTTCACTTAATATACACTCACTAATCGTTTTTGGTCGATACTTTTCGACCCATAGGTATTCTGACATAATATAATCCTCACTTGTTTCATAATTTAAAATTCACTATCTGGCTCGATAGCAACCCAATATTGAATTGGTTTATTTCTATTTATGAAGTGTGAGATTTTTTGTGAAGAAATCGCAACATCATAATCATCACGAATCATTTTAAAGTTTTCAGTTTTAAAATAAGCATTAAATGTCTTATCTGTTTCACCGATAACTAATGAATAATCGTTTGATGATGGTGTTTTCTTATCAGTAGCAACAAGTTTAATCTCTTTACCATCACCTGTAACAGAAATGTCTGGTAGATTAAGTGTTGTAACACCTTTCATAAGTTTTTCAAACACATCTTTTTTCAAAGAAAATGTAACATACTTATCTGGCATGTTTATCATTTTAGTAGGTGCAACTACTACTGATTTATCTGCAAAATAGTATTTAATAGATTGTTTACCATTTGCGTCTTTAATTGCTAAAGATTGACCACCGTTAAAGTTCAGTTCAGATTTATCAAATAAATCCACTGCTCTCAAAAACTCTGGTAAATCATAGATAGCAAACTCTTGTTCAAACTTCTCTGTTACATCAGCTTCAGCTAAGATGTTTTTCAAAGTAGAGATAGTTTGTAATTTGTTGCCTGGTTTTACCAAAATGTTTTGGTTAATATCTGAAAAGTTTTTCAGAATGGCAACTGTATCACTTGTTAAGTTCATTATATAGTTCCTCTCATAATTAAATTGGAGCGGATACTTGGTACTGCCCCAAGTTCTGCGAGTTGGTAACCCGCTGTAATACTTTTATACGATATCCGCATTTTTATAATATACACTAAAGGCGTCCCAATGTCAATGCTGGAACGCCTCTAGTAAAAACAATTATTTAATGTCAATTGTTCTTGCTTTTTTGTGCTCTGGAACAACTCTTTCCATAGACACTTTTAATAGGCCGTCTTTTAATTCAGCGCCCTTTACTTCTACATCATCAGCAATTGTGAAGGCTTTTGAAAAGAATCGCTTTGCAATACCTTGGTGTAATACACCATTATTGTCTTCAACTTCTTTTTCTTCCTCAGATTTTACTGATTTAATAGTTAATACACCATCTTCCAAAGATACATCAATATCTTTTTTAGAATAACCTGCTAATGCAAGTTCAACATCATAAGAATTTTTACCTGTCTTTACAATGTTATATGGTGGAAAATTAGGGACAGAAAGTCCTCTAAAGTCGTCATCAAACATTCTCTCGAAATGGTCGAAAACATTATCGAAACCAACTGTTACTGGTCTCAATTGATTGAATATACTTAGTGCTTTGTTTGTCATACAAACCTCCTTTATTAAGCAAAGTTTATTTTAATTTAAATGACAACCCTTATGGCGTTGTCATAGTTATTTATATGGGGATTGTTTTAAAAATTACAACCCCCATACAAAACTTTTTATTAAATATTGTCTAGTTTATCTTCAGGAATAACTTTGAAAATATGCTTTCTACTAATTAAAGCCTGTTTTCTTTCCAGATTTTTTTTAGACCATCTATTGATACTTTTAATCATTTCATATACAGGTATCATAACATCTTTATTTTTACCTGAATTAGGAAATATTTCATCTTGTTCATTAGTTTCTGACCACTTTTTAATAAAGTCTTCAAAGTTATCTTTGCTTATTTTATCTCCAAAGTAATGTCTAATTGTTGTCAATACTGATAAACCACCTGTTAGTATGGTTGTATCATTTGGCCAACAAGATTTAACTAAAGCAACATTCTCTTTTACTAAATCATAATCAAACTCTTTAATAATAGCCATTAAAGATTGTGGAGAAGATACTTTTTTCAAAGCCACTCCGTTTTGTTTAACTTGATTCTTAATGTTGAAACCTAAATCAACCAATACTTTCATTGTATTTTCGTATTGAGTTTCACCAGCTTGAGCACCTGAAACTAATCTATCAGTAGCTCCTTGATTTGTTCTTCTATCACTATCTGTATGATGAATGATAGCACCAAATTTTCTTATTTCTTCTAAAGATGTTTCTTTTCCTAAACAAACAACTCTAGCAAATACTGGTGCTCCTAACCCACTTACAATTATAGATTTTGCTGTACAATGATTACCAATAACGGTCACAAATTTATATGTACCATCATTAGCATAGTAAACAACAACGGTTATATTCATAGCTTGCCAGAATAAACCACCTCTTAAATCTAAATGAGAAAAGATATTTGTAAAATTAACATTATCTCCTCTGTTATGAATAGTATTTGTAAATACTTTATCATTAGGAATCCAAGCATAAGTATCAAAACTTCGGCCTTTTCTGATTTTCTCATCAATAGTTTGATAATCTAAACCGTCAGGTCTAATACCTACCTCTGTCCACTTTTTATCAGATTTCATTTCTGATGGTGTAAATGGAAATTTTAGTCTTTTGTTAAAATGTTTATCAACTTGTCCACTAATCGGAATCAAATGCTTGCTTTCATCATAAGCATTTAATGATTTTTTTAAGTCAATATTTATTACTGAATTTGGTAACTTATAGTCACCTTTTCTTAGGTCTGATATATACATATCTAATACTCCTCGTATTATTAATGATTGTTTACTTAAAAAATTCTACTAGAATTTAATAAACAATCGGTTCGCTTGTTAATATATAGGCATTTTTTTGAACACAAGGCTATAAAAAAATGCCAAAAACGAGCCGCAGCTTAAGTTTGTTCAGAGTTAAAACCAGGCGCAAATGCCAAAACACTCATTCAGGTTCACTCTCGCTACATCTGAATTTTTTTGGGGCTGGGGTAGGTCTCACCCCCATTATACTAACTCTTTATACGGCGAGCATAACCTCTAAGACCAATGAGCCCG